CCGATCAGCGCGCTCATCTGCGCCGTCATCGCCGTCGCGTGCGGTGCCCTGTGGTGGGGCCACGCGAAACGCGACCAGCGCACCGGCCGGTAGTCACTCGAAGACCGGCGCGAACTCGTCGTCGACGTCCGGCTCCGGACTCTCCTTCACGAACGCAACCTTCACGCCCGGCTCTGGATGGTCATGCTCGGCGCGGTACTTCTCCTGCGCCGCACACTTCGGGCACGTGTGCTCCTGCGGCACGTAGTCCTGCTCGGTATCCCACTCAGCAAGCGGCCCCGAACACCCCGAGCACAGCGACCGCTCATGCAGATGCAGCGCCACCGCAATCAGACGATCCTTGTCCGTCCACTCACCCTGGCCCGTGCCGATCAGCGTCGACGGCGGCACACCCCACGAGCGCGCCGCCTCGACGTAATCGACTACTCGCGGATGGTCGGCGAGGTGAGCGGCGAGAAATCCGGCGTCACCCCCGGCGTACCCAGGTAATCCAGGACGTCATGCTGCAGGCTCGCCCACTGCCCGACGCCACACTTGCGCGCCAGCTTGCGCCACCCCTCGGCAGGCAGCTCGTCCCCGTCGATCGTCGCGACCTGCGCGAGCAGCTCCATGAACGGCCCCTCGGACTCGAGGTTGCCGAGTTCGCTGAGCTCGTCAAGCGTCAGCTTGTCCACGACGACGATCTCGTGCGCCGTCTCACGCACCGCCGGCGCGAGTTCGTTGACCTTCGCCACAGCCTCGCCGATCTCGACCGCGAGCGCCTCGAGGCGCTCCTGACGCGGGTCGATGTCCCCGACCGCGACGTCCGGCGCGAGCTCCTCATCGACAGGCGCGAGCAGCTCCGCCTCCAGCTTGTCGAACTCGTCGCGCGCCACATCATGCGCGGCACGAGCCTGCAAGTACTGCTTCGTCTTCGGGTGCGTGAAAACCTCGAACGTCTCCGAGCCGTACTCGTCGTCGGCGAGCCACTCAGGCAGCTTGAAATCGTCCGTCTTCGCGCTCTGCTTCTTGCTCATGTCCATCTCTCCTCTGCTAGAGACCCCTCCGCCTTAAGGGTGTGGAAGCCCCGCCCGCGACCGGCAGAGGTGGTCGCGGGCGGGGTGAATGGGGGAGCGGTCAGGCCGCGACGACACCCGTCCAGGCGCGCTGCACGTACAGCGTGATCGGACGCTTGATGTAGCCCTCACCCTCGACCTGCTGCGGGGAGCCAGTGACGACCTCGAACAGCTCGTACTCGTCACCCTGCGCCCACGCCTCGGTCGACTTCTTCGACGTGTCGCGACGAGCGATCCACAGGCGCGTGCCCATCGTCTTCAGCGCCTGGTACACCGCGTCACCGATCTCACCGCCAGGGGCCGTCGATGCTTCCGGCTTGCCGTCCTTGAAGTAGCGGAACGGCGTGATGCTGCCCTCGTACTGCGCGAACGTCGGCACCTCGGACTCGACCTGATCGCACAGTGCCGGGTCGGTGACCGTCTTGTCCTCCTTCGCGCCGAGCTTGAAGTCAGACTTCGCGATCCGGCACGCAGCGTCGATGACACCCGTGCCCGTGAAGGTGGCCACCGGCAGAGCCTTACGCTCCGCATCGGTCGCGCCGGGGATGGACGAGAAAAGGGCCAGCTTCGTCGTGCCGGCCGCCAGAGCCAGGGGCATTACTTCTTCTCCTCAGAGTCGGTTGTTGCCCCGGCGTCCGGGGACTTCTTGCCACGCGACAGGGGCGTCGCGCGCAGGTTCGGGAAGGGCGAGTCATCGCCCAGGAAGTGCTCGGGGACGCGCACCTTCTTGCCGTGGTTGGCGGCGTCGTACGCGTCCACGAATCCGTCGAGATCAGCCATGTCGGGCCTTTCTTGGGAATGCGAAAGGCCGCCCCATCGGGACGGCCCTCTGTTCGTTGTTCGGTCGGGTCAGGCGGCGTACGAGCGCACCTCGAGCTGATCGCGGCACCACCACACGGGCCGCGCAAGGTCGGGGTCGCGCGCGATGTTGCCGGCGACGAGCTTCTCCACCTCGACGAGGCGCCCGCCGACGAGCGGCGTCGCCGTGTCATACAGCGCCTCGAGACGATCGCGCACCTGCCGCACCTTCGCCGGCGACAACGCGGCGACGAGAATGCGCGGATGGAACGTGCCGAGCTCGTTGACGTCGCCCACGGACTCCGGCGACGACTGCGCCGAATCAGACTCGACCACGACGTACGGGTACGGCGGATCATCCGGCACCTCATCGAGATACGCCACGACGCCACCGACAGCAGCCTTCACCGCGGCAAGAAGCGCCTGCGCATGCGAGTCAGGAAGCGCCGGCCTCACAGCCGCCTCACGATCTCAGCGCACACCGCGTCCGCGATCTTGCGCTCCACCACGGGAGCCTCAGCCTGCAACGCGATAACCGGATCAGGGATCTGCGGCGCCATCCGCGAGCTGCCGAAGTAGTACAGGTTCTCGAGCTTGCCGACACCACGCGCCTCCGGTCCGGACTCATAACCGAGACCGCCGAGAATGGACTCGCCCTTCATCGCGCCAGGCAAGCCCCCCGCATGACGATGCCCGGACGCCTGCTGCTTCAGGACATTCGTCGCCGCCACCTTCGACGCCTGCACAACCGGCACCACAGCGCGCACCGTCGACACACGACCAAGCGCCGCCGCAAGCTCAGGCAAAGTCGTCACCAATCCACCCCCTCGCACGCATACCGAGCATCACGCTCAAAGGTCTGGAAGCTGCGACCCTTCACCGTCATCTGACGACCAACAAGACGCGCATGCCGAGTCACCGTCACACGCACCCCATTCGGCAACTCAGGCGCACTCAGCGGCAACCGCAAATCCGTCGGCGTCTTACCCGCGAACGCAGCAGCCGCCTCAACCTCAGACGCCTGCACATTCACACGCTGCAGGCGACACCGACCCTCGTACAACACACGCCACGACACGACGTCCTGCAACGTGTCCGGGTCCGTCACGACACCGCCAGGCACCTCGACGCGGCACTCATCGACCATGAGGGACTCGGACAGTGCGCGCAGGTCGGAAACGCCGGCCGCGACGTCACCCGCGACCCAGCCGAGGTCGCTCATCGCCAGCTCCCTGCGTACGGGATGCTGCCCGACCACCCGCCGGAGAGGTCAGGCTCGTCGAGCCCGAACATGCCCCACAGGTCATCGTCGATGGCGACGCGCCCCGCTGACTCGCTCACGCGCCGAGACACGCGAGCATCGTCGAGGGCCACGTCGTACTGCGCCGCGCCGCTCGGGTTGCGAGCGTGCGCAACGACAGCAAGGCGCGTGAGCGCCGCGAGATCATCGGGCGCCAGCGTCACCCCGAGCTTGTCGATGCGACGCTGGATGAGCCGTTGCGCGTCCGACACCCACAGATCGAGCTGCGCGTCGGTGAGCGCGGAGGCGCCGCCCAGCTCCGTCTTGATCTGCTCGATCACGTCAGCCATAACGACGCCCCCTCACTCACTCGCTCTTCGCCTTGCGCGACGCCGGCTTTGCTTCCGGCTCGGGCGCATCCCAGAATCGGGCAGGGATCTTCTCGCCCAGCTCCGAGGTGCGCTCCGTACCGACCGGGTAGACGACACCGTCGGCGAGCACGGTCTCGATCAGCCGCGCACCCATCAGGCGCCCAGGACGCCGCGCACGATCGTGAGCTGCGTCGGGTCGTCGAGAACCGGCATGCCGAGCGCCGCGCCCTTCACGGAGCGACGAACCGGGTTGTCGCTGCCGAGCGTGATGATCGTGATGCCCTTCGCGATGTCCGACGTCAGCGCCGTCGCGCCGTTCGGCTGAACGCGCTGCGTCTGCTGCACGGCCTCCTGCGTGATGCCGAGCTGCGTCTGACCGACCGGGTCAGTCGCCGACGGCAGGAACACGACGGTGCCCTCGGGCAGCACACGCGAACGCGTGCCGTCGACGTTCGACAGGACGCGGTCGTACGTGATGATGTCCGGCAGCCCGTTGTCCGCGAGCCACGCCGACAGCGCAGCCTGACCGACCGGCGCCTGCGGGTACTTCGCGGCGATACCCGCGAGGAGAACCGCACGCACCTTGCGCGTCGTGAGGATCGCGCCGGCGTCGATGCCAGCCTCCTCGCCGTGCGTGTTGCCGGCGGCGAACAGGTTGTCGAGCGCATCCGCGGGCGTCCACGCCGACGCGGCCGTGATGTTCTGCTTCGCCGAGACGCCGAAGTCGACCTCGTGGACGACACCGTCCTCGGCCTGCAGGGACACCTTGCCGGTCGACAGGAGCTGACCGCGCATCAGCTCGAGCGTGTTGTCGATGGCGAGCGCAGCCTGACCGGCGGCGGCGTCGACGGTGGGCTGCCAGTCGACGGGGATGCCGGCGAGCTGCTTCGCCATGACCATCTCGTTGGTGAGGTCCTGCTCGGACAGGTCGATGATCGGCGTGATCGCGGGCAGGTCGCCCTTGACCTCGACGATGCCGGGGCGCCGGATCGGCGTCGCGGGCGCGTCGATGGCGCGCACCGGGACAGCCTGGTCGAGACGCTTGCGGCGACCGAGGCGGTAGCTGACGGCGTCGACGGCCGTGTTCGGAAGGAACGTGGCGAGCGAGTTGCGCGCATCGCGCAGCTCGCGGGCGGCCAGGATCGTGGGCCGCAGGTCGGGAACGAGATCGATCATCTGCATGATGTGTTCCCTCCTCTCAGTTGATGAAGTTGATGGCGGTCAGCGACTGCTCGGCGGCGACGTCGTGGCCGGCGGGCAGGTAGCGACGGTCGACGGGGCCGCCACCAGTGGCGACCGCGACGAGGTGCTTGCCCGGCGTGACCTTGAAGTCGTTGACGAGAATGCCGGCGGACGGCTTGCCCGCGTCGCGGGGGCCGCTCAGCTTCGTCGACGCATCCGCCTTGCCGATGTGCGTGCCGGACGGGACGACGGTGCCCGCAGGGAACTTGCTCCCGTCGAGCGTGACACCGTTGGTGTCGAGCGCGAGGAAGTTGCGAGCCCAGCGGCGATCGCTCTCGTTGTACTCGGTGCGCGTGGGCGCGAAGTTGGACACTGCTTTCTCCTTTGGTTGAGGTGTCCTGGAGGGGGCGGTGTGCGGCTTCGCGCCTCAGCACCGTGGAAGGTCAGGCAGCCGCGCCCTTGTGGACGCCGGCTGCGGTCTGCATGCGCGCGAGGGATTCCTTCACGCGCTCGTCGATGGACGGGGCGGATGCTCCGCCACCGAACGGGGCGCCTGGCATCGGGGTGCGCGGCGCATACGCAGGCTTGACGAGGTGCGGCTTGTCCGCCGCGACGCGCTCGAGCTCGGCCACGATCTTCGACTGGTCGGGCGCACCCGAGCCATCGGTGAGCTGCGTCAGATCAAGGTGCGGCATGACGTCGCTGACATCGTGGAAGCGAGCCGCTGCGGTCGTCGTGACGCTCTCGCGCACGCGGGCGGCGAGCTGCTCGGCCTGCCACTGCTGCTGGCTCTCCTGCACGGGCGCGAGCGCGGCCTGCACAGCGGCAGCGATGCGCGCCTCGAGGTCATCGCCCTTCGATGCATCCTTGGCGGCCTCACCCTTCTCCTCGCCCGTCTTCTGGGCCGGGGGGGACGGCTTCGGCTTGCGCGCCTCGGCGAGCTGCGCCTCGAGGTCGGCGCGGGCCTGCCTCTCACGGACGAGGGCCTGCTTGCCGGGGTCGCCGAGCGCGTCCCACTCGGCGTCGCTGACGCCTTCGGGCTTCTCGACGGGCTGCTGCTCGTTGCTGTGGTCGTTCGTCATCGTGTTCCTCGAATCGCTCTCGGTGAAGTAGCCCGTACGCCGTCGCGACGCCGGGAAGAATGAGTGCGCTCAGTCGCGCAGGTAACCGTGCAGGCGTAGTAGGCGGATCGCCTCGGTCCGGTCACTCCCGGCGATCTGCATGATCGTCTCCGGCATCAACCGGACGCGGCCGCGCGTCGCACCCGCTCTTGTCGCAAGCACGCGCTCACTGCCGACCTGCGCTGTCGTCATGCCGCGCCTGGCGTTCACGACCTGCGCCATGTCCGCGCCGTCACGGATGGACTGTGCGCCCGCCTTCGTGAAGATCCGCTCCTGCTGCGCCGCGTCGAGCGAGTCGAAGTAGGCGCGAGGGTCGGTCGTCAGGTGCCCGGCAGTCCGCTCCGTTGTTGGGATGTGTCGGCAGTCGCAGTTTGATACAATGAGACTGTTGGCAACGTGCCAACCTTCCGACGACGTTAGCGAGTAGACATGGCCCGCAAAATCCCGACGCACACGATGGACCACGCTATCGAGCTCTACTTGGCCGGAAAGCCGGTTCAGGAGATCAGAGCCGCGACTGGCGTAGCCCACAACACTCTGGCTCGTGAACGGTCCCGCCGGGGCATCCCACCTCGAGACCGAATCACCGTTCCGGATGGCGCGATCGTGAGGCAGTACGAGTCCGGCGCCAGCGAATACGCCCTGTCGCGCCAGTACGGCATCTCTCGACAGGCCATCCGGCGCCGCCTTGAGGCCGCTGGAGTGCATGTGCGTGGCACGAGCGAAGCGGGATTCGTGCGAGCCGCGCAGATGACCGAAGACGAGCGCAGAGCCCAGACTGCTGCGGCCCACAAGGCTGCCCGTCAGCGCAAGGTCCCGCACATCGAGCTGCTCCGACGAGCTCTCACCAACGAGGCCAGCGGCGGACCGCAGAGCGACGGCGAGGCCCTCCTGGCCCGCCTGCTGAACGAACGTGGCGAGCACGTCACCCACCAGCGCGCCATCGGCACCAGCAACGTCGACCTGGCCGTCCTGCCCGTCGCCATGGAAGTCCTCGGGGGAGGATTCCACAGCTTCAAGGCCAAGCATGCCCAGCGAACGCCAGACATCCTCGATGCGGGTTGGCACCTGGTCATGGTCTGGAACTACGAGGGGCGTAGCGCCCTCGGGCCGGGTGCTGCGGACTACCTCGTCGCCTTCTTCGATGAGGTTCGCCGGAACCCACCCGCGACGAGTCAGTATCGGGTGATTGCCGGTAACGGGGAGCTCTTGACCGCTTGCGGTCGTGAGGACAACGAGTTCCCCCTCGTACCACCGCCGCGTGGCCTTCTCTGACGCAGGACCAGAGACGACAACCCCGGCGGGGAAGCAGTGCGGGTGGCGCTGGAACCCCTGGTTCCAGCGGTACTCCTTGCCCGCGAGGATCGCGCAGCGCGAGCACGACGGCGGCACGAGCATGCGCACGTACCCAGTCACCTTCGGGCGGGCCGCGATGCTCACCGCACCGCCTGCGCGCCCCGCGTCGCTGATCTGCGTCAACACTGCACGATCGAAGCTTCCCGCCGGCGCCTCGGGGCGGCTGACAGCCTGGAGCAGACCGAGCAAGTCACGGCCATCCG